ATCATATTTGTTTCCTCTAACGGGCATGGCCTCGGTTTATTTAAGAGAGAAAACAAACGTTGTACGGAAACCTGTTCGGTAATCATCAGTCGGCAGATAGCATCTGTATTGAAAGGGCTAATCCCGTTATCTGAAGAAAAATTGGTGATTAAAGTAGGGAGCGATTGGTCGGAAATCGCTTTCGAGGATTATGAAATCTCTTTTCGTAATGTGGAAGGCCGTTATCCCAATTGGCGGGCTGTCGTTCCGAAATCTAACAACCTTGAACTGAAAACGGATACCAAACTACTGTTGGGAGCCATAAAGCGCACTTCTGTATTTTCAAGTAAAATATCATGCCTTATAAAGTTGAGTGCCCATTATGATAAGCTTGTCGTATCAGCCCAGGACTTGGATTATTCCACTTCTGCAGAAGAAACCATTCCGGTAGAGTTTGGCGAAAGAGAGTTTGTTGTCGGTGTGAAAGCAACCTTGATACAAGACATGCTTTCCTGTATTGTTGACAATCGTTCGATACTTTCTTTCGGTACTCCCAGTACCGCTATTCTTATCGCCCCGGAGAAGCAAGCCGAGGATGAAGAACTTACCTATTTATTAATGCCTATGACAATCCAATAAGTTATGAAAGAGTTCAAAGATACAATCCAGAAATATTTGCAGGAGAGAGCAGCAGAAGATCCACTGTTTGCCCCGAAGTTTGCCAATTCGAAAAAGAACGTGGACGAATGCTGCCGTTACATTTTAGGAGAAGCCCGTAAACGAGGAACCGCTGTTGCAATGAGTGACGTGGAAGTCTTTGGGATGGCAGTGCATTACTATGATGAAGAGAATATCAAGATAGAAAACGTTCCTTCAGGTCGTTCTGTTTCCTCTACCTCCCGCAAGGTGGAACTTACGGAGGAGGAAAAGAATGCTGCCCGTGAAGCGGCTATCAAACGGTTGGCCGAAGAGCAATACCGATCGCTCAAAAAGAAGCCGGCAAAGAAAAAAGCAGATACAAATGTCCAACAAATGAGCCTGTTTTGATATGAAGCCGAGAACGAAATTGGAAAAACTGGTGACGGAGTTAAGTGGAAAGCTGCCTGCCATCACGAAGGAACAGGAAGACTGGGGCAAAGAGCATGTATTTGACCATCTTGCCTACAAATGTAAAGATGAGCTATGGTGTTCCGAATGCGGTAAGATGTGGGTAGACGCAAGCAATAGTGAATTGGGTATAACTGTTTTGGGTGATAAAACCGAATGTCCCTATTGCCATCATCGGTTGGACGTGAAGGTCAGCCGAAAGCAAAAAGACCATGAAGGGGGGTATATGTCCATTTTGCAAGTGAAAGGCGGTTTTCAGGTGATCCGGCATATCTATTGTATGCGAAGCACCTATAAGGAAACTCATCCTGTGCATTACGATTTTACGGAAATGGTGCAAGAATGGATTAGCGAGGACGGTAAGCGTACGATCATAGCTCGACCTATGAACATGGGAGGTAACGGATGGATATACGGTGCCCCCCTCAGTATTAAAAGCGAATATGGTAGTAGCTGCTGGAATTACCGTGGTGATATATATGCAATATGGGGAGAACTTTACCCAAAGAAAGAGCTGCTATCGGAATTGAAAAAACGGGGACTGAATCGAAGGTTCCCTGATGTCAATCCCTCGAAGCTAATACGTGATCTCTTGAAAGGTAGTAATGATGCCGAGCTATGTCTCAAGACCGGGCAAATATCCATGTTGAAACACATGTATAAAACCGGCTTTTCCCAGCTTCGCTATAAGCCATCATTCAATATATGCAACCGTAATCATTACATTATCAAGGATGCCTCTATGTGGGAAGATTATATGTCTTTACTATCTTATTTCGGGAAGGATCTGCGTAACGCCCATTATGTTTGTCCCAAAAATCTGAAGGTCGAACATGATAGTCTATTGGAAAAGAAAAAGATTTGTGAAGCCAAATTGAGACAGGAAAGGGATCGTATAGCAGCTATCCGTAGGCGTGAAAAGCTCATGAAGGATATAGCCAGTTTTTATGAACGAATGAAAAAGTTCTTCGGGATGAAAATCACAGATGGCAACATTGTCATTTGCCCGTTGGAAAGTGTCACTCAGTTTTATCAAGAAGGAAAGGTGATGCACCATTGCGTGTATAGTAATGGATATTATAAACGGCCGGATTGTTTGATTCTGTCTGCCAAAGACATTGACGGAAAGCGTATCGAGACGATAGAGGTAAATTTGAAGACACTGGATATCGTCCAGTCTCGCGCCGTCTGCAATGGTGTAAGCGAGTATCATAATCAGATAATTAAACTGGTAAAAAAGAATATGAACCTGATCCGTCAGAAAATGACGGCGTAAATTATCAATTGCATGAAAAAGAAACGCTATATAATGCAAAATACATCTATGACCACATTTACCGCCCCAGTTTTTTTAGCGGAAATGTATGATGAACAGATACAAGAATTAGGATTTCGCGATAAGACAGAGGCTCTTCTTTACTTAGCTGAAGGAATATGGAACGAACGAAACGGGAAACAAAATAGTTTCGCAGTTCGTAATATACTAAAACATGTTTCACTAGAGCGTGATCCTATACTCCGGTTATTACCTCGTGTATATAGAGGTGTTAGACTGGTAGGAGAAAGAAAAAGTAAAATTCTATCACTGACTGATTTCGGTTATTTGTCCAATCTAATGAACTCTGTAATGGAAGCATTTATGTTATATAGTAAATGTTATAGACGAATGCTAAGAAAAGAAATGCATGCTTCATTTGTTATAGGGAATCCCAGCTCAGGCTATGTACAAACATATATTTCTGGGCTGCAGTATGACAAGTTGTTTGAAATGGCTATACGTGGCGGTATGTCTTTAACGGGGATGATACGATCAACCATTGAAGCTGTATTGATGGCCGAAGAAGTTATTCCTGAAAGATGGCTTGTTCCATTGGAAATTCAAGATGCTATATCGGATTATCTGCATGTCGAGGGATTTACATGTCACAATTTTTCTCGTGATATACAGTTACGGATAAACATAGGATGTGAGGAAAATTGCCGAGGCATACAAATGCTGTTATGTAAGTATGAGATACCCGGTTTTAATGAGTTCTTGCGCCGTGTGATCCTTTTTCTATTGAATTCAAATAGTATTGAGTTTCAGAATATACCGGATAAAGAAGAGCAAAAGAATTTCTATTTCGATGAAACCGAACTGTATATGAATGATCGTTTATCTTGTAAGGATTTCGTTCGATCAATTTATCAATAAATGGGAATATAATATAGTGAACATGACCTATATAGACTACATGAACCTTTTTTGGAAAACATCGCAGAGCGTCAAATTTTCCTCGAACGAGGCGTACTTATACTTCTTCTTGTTAAGTGAGTGCAATATTCGGGGTTGGGAAAATCCGTTTGAATGTCCCAACAGGAGAATCATCCTATCGATCGGTATATCTGAACCTACCCTAATCGATTGCAGGAATAGATTACAGAGCAAAGGTTTATTGATGTTTGAGGCCGGAAAAAGGAATGAAAAACCCCCCGTTTATTACTTAAATGATTTAAGCAAACACTTTAGTAAAACCTTTAGCAAACGCTTTAGTAAAGACTTAAGTAAAAACCTTAGCAAAGACCCAAGCATATTATATAAGACTAAAGAATATAAGACTATAGACTTAGATAATATATCCCCCACACCCCCTAAGGGGGATGATGAGAGAGAAAAAAAGTTGCAAGAAAAAGAAAATGCTTTGCGTGCCTTGGAAGAGGAACTTAAAAAGCGTGAAGCCAATTTGGCTAATCAAAATAGCAAACCTCCTGCAAAATCGAAGGAACCAAATTCTTTGAATGTGGAAGCAAGAAAACTATTTGAAGAGCATTATCTAATGATTTTTTCAAACAACTACTATTGGGGTGCCAAAGATGCTGGGAGTATGGCTTCTTTGCTCAAGAAATTGAAATACCAGCGGGGACAAAAGAAAATGCCTATCGACGATCAAAACGTATTGAACGCTTTGAAATACCTATTGGATTCGATCACAGAAGGGTGGATATTTGAAAACTTCAGTGTGACGAATATTAATTCCAAATTTAATGAAATTGTATCACAAGCAATAGCAAAGAGAAATGGACAAACAACAAGCAATACAAGTTCTGTCAACTCTAGACAAAACAACCGGTATTCTTCCGGCAGAACTAATGCCGAAAACAACAGAGCAAGCCTTGAGCATCTTGGAGAATTGGCCGATGCCATATTACAATGCCCTACACCCGAAAACGGTTAATGACGTATTTCAATCTCCCAGCTGCTCTATTGCCGTGATGAACAAAAACTTTGGAGAAACAAAACTTAGGGCATTTATGGCTAGGATAATCATAGATGTAGTTATGTTTTTCAATGTAGGTAAGATAATGAATGATGTTCAAGCTGCACAAACTGCAGATCTGATCATCGAGGAGTACTATTTCCTGAAGCCAGATGATTTTAAGCTATGCTTCACCCGGGCGAAAAAAGGATACTACGGAAAAGTGTTCGATCGTATAGACGGTCAAGTTATTTTCGAATGGCTTAACCAGTACACCAATGACCGAATAACAACGGCCATCGATACAAGTATACAGGAAGCGGATCGGATGAAGTTTTCAGAAGGGGAACGAACATCCTCTTTATTGGAGCAGGCTGTTCATGATTTCAAAAAGTATGATTTTGAACGGAAGTATGGAGTGAAATAATCTGATAATAAGATGATTAATACTTGCGTAGATAACCTTATCTTGCGAATATTGCAGTATAATAAATAACAGATAAACAACGAATTAAAATGAAAAATAAATGCGAAATAAATGACTTGGCGGAGCGAGAGCTTCTTAGAGTGCAGGCTGATGCAGAAGATCTTATAGCTTGCATTCAAGATACTAATCGCCCTATTATTTCAAGGCTGATTCAAGTGCAATTGCATTTACATAGATTACATACACGGAGTATTGTTTTAGCCGAACTAAGGGGGCAATTGGTCTTGTTAAATAATAAATAGCTTATGATAGCACCTAATACAATACAAAGCGATGAATATGCTCAAATGCTTTTTGAAGCATGTAGGCGAATGGAAAAGAGGTTAAGCAACCTTTGCTTTGATGAGTGCGGCAGAAGCCGTGCCGCTGACAATAAAGGCGACGAAACAAAAGCATTAAAGCATTATTTCAATGAGCAAGCCTTGCAAATAGCAATGTATGCGCTTGCTAAAACCCCTGAACAGCTTAAAAAAATAACAGAATCATGAGTAAATATACAGCAAAACAAATTGCAGAATCTGATGATTTGTTTGATAAACAAATACATAAAGTCAGAAAGTTTTATTTGAGTCATAATCCCGATAAAATGATGATGCTTGAAGAAAGAAAAGCTGTTATCAAAGAACGAAATAAAGGTCTTTCCCCGGAATATGATAAGGATTATTATTGTGGAACCTGTGGAGCTAAAGACGGTGCGGAGCATCCTAAAACCGGATATTGCTTTCACTGTGATACTGATAACTGGATTTCAAAGAATAACTAACATTCAAGAAGGTATGAGTAAAAAAGACGTATTAGAACGGAGACTCGCCCGCCTAAAAGATTCTCTATCGAAGGAAAGAGAACGTTTGAACAGGGTATCGAGTAATATTCCCTGGGGAGCCGGCATGAGGAGAACAAAGTGCACACCATCTTTCAGAAAGGAAGATGAATTGAAAGAAAAAATACAAAATGTAAAAATCCAACTATCGGAGTTAGAGAAAAACAAAAAAGAGGTGAAGTATGAAAAATGAATATTTCAACATGATATGTCAGAAGGCTTCCGAAGGGAAAATGATAATAATGGCCGTTGTTCCGGATAATCTTCTGGGTGAAGGATTGCCTCCCATTTTTGAAGTTCAGGCGGTAAAGCTGGTTCCAACAATTTACACCGGAACCTATCCTACAATCAAGGTTATCTCTGAGACAATCAAAGATAGATCGGATTTGCAAGGTAAAGGTATTAATGGTATAGTCACCGGAGAAAATTGGTATAATGTATCAAAAGAGGACAAGAATACTTACGGAATTAATATCTAAAAAAGATATGAGACAGATAGATGGTAAAACATTAAATGAATGGATTTCCATTGAAACAAGAAAAAGGACAGTTTCGTTCTGGGGAAAAGATTACGATATTGAACCTGTAATATGTAGTGAGGTTCAAGGAGATGGTTTACAACTCGTTTATGTTCAGTCCATGGATCAGCGTCCAAACTATTGGCTTCTTCGTATTGATAGCAAAATCAATGTTGAAGATGATGACTTTGACGTTGAAACATTGCTTGAACCTCTTGAAGAGGAATTTGGAAGGGAGCCAGAGAATTACTGCCATGATGAAAATGAATTTATCAAGGCTAAGAAAGACAAAAAACATCCGGGACATGATTATGCTCGTGATTATGATTCATACAAAGAGTGTGAAAAAGCCTTTGATTTTCCATGCGTTTGGTGGTATGGAGGGTTTATGGTTCCATTGTGAATTTTGGTACTAAATAGACTCAAAAACATAAAAAGAACTGAATCGTGGATAAACAAGAGCTAATAAAAGAAATAATACGTCTTGAATCGGAAATCAATAAAAAAGAAGAAGAGCTTGCTGCAATTTGTGAAAAAGAAATTCAGCCTTTGATTTCTGCAAAAAAGTACCAAGACGCAAAGAGATACGTGTTGGATTTTTACCGGAATTGTGTAGATGAAAGAGGCAATAGCATATCAATCGAGAAAGATATGATTGTCGCTAAATTGAACAGTTTAATCAGTAATAAAAAATAGTAAATATGGAAAAGATAGTACAATTAAGTGAATATGAATACAATAAACTGTCAGATTTGGCAAAGCTCAACGAAAGCCAGATTGAAGATAGAGCTTTAAAACTGTATAAAGATAAAGGTGTTGCCAAGATAGATATAACGGTTAATGTAGGCAGGGATAATGAGTACTATTCTACTCAGCATTTCAACTGCTCAGCATTCGTTTGGTATAAAGATGATAAATTTTATATCCAAGAAAAGCTAAGAGATCGACTTGGTAAACTTATCAAGAAATGTGTTCTTAATGAGGTGTCCGATAAATATGGAGAACCCATCGATCTGATGAATAAATATTCAAAAGAAATACACGATCTACAGATAGCAAGATTTATCCTTTGGACAATCGCTCTTTCTGGTTGGGCTGCATTCGCTGGGTGTTTATGTAAAATTCTAAACTAAAAAATCATGAAAGTACAGATTATTAATCATCGTTGTGCTGATGCTGAAATAGAAGCTCGCAATGGCATAAGAGTTTTTGATGGAAAGGGCAACGCATTTATTCTCAGCCTAAACAAGTTTGGGGAACTGGAAATAAATGGAGTGGATGGCAGTCTATGCGTTATGCCTCAATGCGCAAACGAAATTATCATAAAGCAACAAGTTTAAAAAGAAAGGAGACTAAAGATGGCATTTTGGATAGCGAGAGATAAAGACGGAGAAATATTTTTATATACACGTAAGCCTGTTAGATTTGAAGAAGATGGAGGCTATTTTAATGCTCCATGTAACCCTTTAAAGAAATTAGAAAAGGAGTCTTTCCCAGCAGTTACATGGGAGAACTCACCACAAGAAGCTGAACTAATAATTAAAAAGAACTGAGCCTAATGGATAAGATACAACAATCAATAGATTTTCTCCGGAAGTTGGAAACGGACGAACCGTATTGTCTTAGTTTCTCCGGTGGTAAAGATAGTGTCGTTATTCTGGATCTGGCCGAACGTGCTGGTGTCCGTTTCACTGCTACTTATGCAAACACGACTGTTGATCCTCCGGGGACAATCTCTTTCATCAAAAAGAATTATCCGCAGGTGGTTATCCGGCATCCGGAAAAATCATTCTTTCAGCTTGTAAGCGAAAAAGGTTTTCCATCCCGGATGCGCAGGTTCTGCTGCGAAAAACTAAAGGAGCGATATGGTATAGGTAAAAGGACGATTGAAGGTATGCGAGCAGAAGAAAGTTCGAAACGTGCATTGTATGAGCCGGAGCAGTGTGATAGTAGAAAGTGGATGAAGGGTGCAAAGCATATTTTACCGATCTTATCCTGGACGGAAAATGATGTATGGCGGTATATCCGTAAGCGTGGACTGCCTTATTCAAAATATTACGATCCACCTTACTGTTTAACCAGACATGGTTGTGTAGGTTGCCCTCTGGCTCCGGTACATCAAATGCAGGCAGAATACAAATTGTTCCCTGGTTACGCCCGTCAAATGATCCGGTCGATCGGGAAATACATGGAGAATAAACCGAACAACGCACTTGCGCGAAACTTCTCTGATCCTTACGAAGCATTTTATTTCTACTTGAATGAAATGTCAATGCAGGATATAAGGAGATTAAAGAAAGGTTTGTTTGGCTTCAACGCCAAGCAAATCATTGAAAAAGAAATATTTCAAACTAAAAAATAACGAATCATGAAAAAGATAATGTTTGATGATCGGTTTGGTCTAACAAAGGCCGTACTGGAAGGCAAAAAGACGATGACAAGAAGGAACGCCTCTATACAGCCTCCGTATAAAAAGAGTGAAATTGCGTTCCCAGTTTTCGCTGGTGATGGCGAAGGCTCTCCTTTGTGGCTTGCATATTGCTGGGTAAATAAAGACAACCCAGACGAACACACAAAATGGATTAAGCCTCGGTATAATAAGGAAGGCGAAATTATAGCGATTGCACAATCCTACAAAGATCTTGGTTATGATCCAGACTCACTTGAAAGAGATCATAAAGATTTGGGAATAAAAGGATTTATGAAAGATTCTGCCGGTTGGAACAATAAAATGTTTGTTAGTGCAGCCAGTTGCAAACATCATATCCGGCTAACCAATGTTAAAATACAAAGGTTACAGGATATATCGGACGAAGATTGTTTGAAAGAAGGAATCTACAAGCTTTGTTCTGCAAACGGTAACGGCGGTATTGCATATTCCTTTCTCGGAGCAAGTAGTAACAAGCATATTGGTTTATACCCTTCCCCTCGTGAAGCTTTTGCCGTCCTCATAGACAAAATTTCCGGTAAGGGTATCTGGGATCGGAACCCCTGGGTCTGGGTGTACGAATTTGAATTGGCAAAATAGCTCAGTTCACGGAAGAAATGAATACTGCAATAAAAAATATGAACCAAATGAATGTAAATGTAATATATAATACTGAATGTTTATCAGGCTTAAAAATGTTATCGGATAATAGCGTAAACTGTTGTGTTACGTCACCTCCATATTTTGGATTACGGGATTATGGAAATGATGCCCAGATAGGACTTGAAGCTACACCAGAAGAATACATTGAGAAATTGGTAGAAGTGTTCCGGGAAGTGCGTCGTGTCTTAAAAGACGATGGTACTTTATGGGTAAATATAGGTGACAGTTATAATGGATCAGGTAAAGCTGGCAATAATCCAGATAACATTGGTAAGCATAAAACTTTTGGAAAAGTAGGTAATCCGAGAACATTTGGAGTTCCTGTACGCCTTAAAAGTATTAAACCCAAAGACTTAATAGGAATACCCTGGATGTTAGCCTTTGCTCTTCGTGCCGATGGTTGGTATTTACGACAAGATATAATTTGGGCTAAACCCAGTGTTATGCCTGAATCTGTAAAGGATCGATGTACGAAGTCTCATGAGTATATATTCTTGTTGAGTAAGTCAAGGAAATATTATTTTGATAATGAATCTATAAAAGAGCCTTCTACAACATTTGACACTTCAATAAGGGACCGAGATAAAACAAAGATGAATAATACTCCAGGAAGATCGAAAATGCGTGGATTGACAACAAATGATTATGAAATGAGGAACAAACGGTCGGTCTGGACAGTTGCAACTCATCCTTTTAAAGGTGGACATTTTGCCGTTTTCCCTCAGAGATTAATTGTTGATTGTATTAAAGCCGGTTGTCAAGAAAATGGTGTTGTTCTTGATCCATTTATGGGATCAGGTACGACGGCCATCGTAGCTAGAAAGTTAAATCGCAATTATATAGGTTTTGAATTGAACCCTGATTACATAAAAATAGCAGATGATAGATTAAGAAAAGAAGTCGGAATCTTTCAATATTAAAAAGTGAATACATGAAAAAGAAAGAAGTAATTGAAATGTCGCAAAATTATTCTAAGGCGGCCATGTTTCAAGAATGTTACATGGCAGGATTTCAAATCGACTGTAATATATGAAAATTGTTACAATGAAGATTTTTGTAGTGAAATTGGTAACATGGTCGGCTATACTGTTTATTCCGACATTTATGAAGGATTAGAGGTGAAGCCATGATTCCTTATACGTATTCAAATCGATTGTTACATTAACTAGATGAGAGAAAATACGTTTGAATACCCTTACCATATTGGATGAAATAATAAAGAAAAGATGTTCTTCAAAATAGGGGGACATCTTTTCTTCATTATATATCTTAGTTAAAATAGGATATGAAGGAACATTGTTGTATTATCTGTAATAAAAAGACAGTATCAGTAATCAATACAGGAGAAGGACCGGTTTGTTATAATTGCTATTCGGATAAAAAGAATCCTCTTAAATCAAAACAGCATCATGATAACGAAGAAGCTCGGATTCAGTCGGAATTCTTCGATAAGATTCCTATATTCTTCCCGAACCTACCGGACCGGCTTCTTTTTGCTGTCCCGAACGGTGGCAGTCGGCATAAGATCGAGGCTGCCAATATGAAACGTCAGGGCGTTAAACGTGGCGTAGCTGATGTAATCCTTCAGATACCGAAAAAGGGGTATGCTTCCCTTTGTCTGGAGTTCAAGACATCGACGGGTAAACAGTCTGTAGAACAACATGAATACCAGCGCCAGGTTGAAATGGCAGGTAGTAAGTATGTGATTGTTCGGAGCGTGGAGCAGGCTATACAAGTTATGCGACAATATTTAGGTTAAACAATATAATCAGAAGTTATGGCTGAATTAAAGTATGATTCTCGGAATTATCGCATACATACTGATAAGAATAAACGTCTGATCAGGAAGAGTCTCGTTGAATGCGGAACTGGCCGCTCTATACTGTTTGATAATGAAGATTGCTTGATCGCTGGGAACGGTGTATACGAGCAGGCTCAGGAGCTCGGTTTAAAAGTTCGCATCATTGAGTCAGACGGAACGGAGTTGATCGCAATTAAGCGAACCGACCTATCGACAGAAGATGCCCGGCGTAAGGCGCTCGCCCTGGCCGACAACTACACATCTGATACGTCCGTTTTTGACTTTGACGCGATCGTAGAAGATTTTGGTGCCGACGAGTTGGATGCTTGGGAATTTAAAGTGGATGATCTGGATATTGATGATATCTCTGTTGAAGATGTGAAACCGGACAAGGGGCGCATTGGCAGCCTGAAAGAACGTTTCATTATTCCGCCTTTCTCTATACTTGACTCGAAACTTGGTAATTGGCAGGATCGGAAGCGCGCTTGGCTTGATCTCGGTATAAAGAGTGACGATGGCCGAGAGAAGGAAATCACTTTTAGCCGATCAGCACAGCCACCCCGAGTATACGAAGCCCGTAACGTAATTCGTGAAAAAACTGGTGCCGATCCGTCGTGGAACGAATTGCAGAAGTATTGCCAGGATCATGGTATCCCGTTTATGGACGGAACGTCGATCTTTGACCCGGTACTCTGTGAACTGGCCTACCGGTGGTTTAATATTCCCAATGGTTGTATTTTGGACCCATTCGCGGGAGGATCTGTACGGGGGATTGTTGCGTCCATGTTGGATATGACTTATTTTGGTATTGATCTAAGGCCGGAGCAGGTCGAAGCCAACTGTAGAAACGCAGCTGAGGTCTTAGGGGAGGAGTTCGGCGGGAAAGGTGGTCATAAGTTCGCACCCTTGTGGCTTTGTGGAGATAGTGTAGAGATTGATGCCCTAGCGGAAGGTTACGAGGCAGACTTGGTTTTTAGCTGTCCTCCGTATGCAGACCTGGAAGTGTACAGTGATGATCCGGCAGACCTATCGACGATGGATTATCCAGAGTTCTTGCAAGCGTATAAAGAAATCATCAGGAAGAGTTGTTCTCTGTTGAAGCCTGATCGATTCGCCGTGTTTGTAGTAGGAGAGGTTCGCGATAAGAGTGGCGTGTACCGGAACTTTGTTCCTGATACGATCGCAGCGTTCCAGGCAGCCGGCCTGCATTATTATAATGAGATGATACTGGTTAATAACATAGGAAGTCTGGCAATGAGAGCCGGGAAGCAGTTCTGTAATAGCCGTAAGATTGGTAAGCAGCATCAAAATGTGTTAGTATTCTATAAAGGGGATCTGAGCAAGATAAAGGAAAATTTTCCCGAACTTGACTTTTCGGATGATGATTTATTCAAAGAAGATTAATAAATTTGGCGGTAATTAATAAACATTGCCGCCATGTTAGCAAAAATGTGTATGACATTCAGAGAGATTTTAAAAAAGAGACTGACCAGGAAGTATGACCAGTTGAGAGAGATTGAGAATACAATCAACTCTGCTGATGATTTAGTGAATATGGCGGCAGTAAAGAGAAAGTTCGTAGAATTAAAGTCTTCTATTGCTGAGCTGGAAAACTGTATTGATTTGGCAGATACAATGCTAAGCAACGATGACAGCGAGAAAAAAGAATGAAGATAAACGGAAAACCGGACGAAAATCTTCCTATCAAGATGCATTTGCAAACCAGGCTTTGAAGCTTGCCCTGCTCGGGGCGAAAGATGAAGAACTCGCTGATTTCTTCGGTGTTGATGTGTCTACAATCAACCGTTGGAAGAAGAAGTATCCAGAGTTTTGCGAGTCCTTAAAAAAGGGAAAGGATATTGCAGACTCTAATGTTGCTTCGAAGTTGTACAACCGCGCGATCGGTTACGATTTCGAAGAAACGCATACTGTCCGCAAGAATGGTCTGGTTGTAGGAGAGAAGCATATCAAGAAGCATCAGCCAGCAGATACAACAGCAGCGATATTTTGGTTGAAGAACCGGCAGCCGGAGAAGTGGCGCGACCGGAAAGAGTTGCAGATTGGTAATAAGCTGGGCGATGACCTAGAGAGTATGACAGATGAAGAGTTAAGGGCTATTATCCGTGGCGAAAAAGAACAATCGGGAAATATTAATACAACAGGCGAAAGCGGCAATATTACTGAGGAGGCGGGAAGCGAATAATGACTTTTGGTCATATTGCCTTTACCACGATCCTAAGTTCTTTGCTAAGCGACTATTCTTAAAGAAGGTCGCTGACGCTTTTACGCGGGTGTACGAGTCATATATGGCTGGTATCATCCGCCGGCTTGCTGTGTCTATGCCTCCACGAGCTGGTAAGTCTTATATTTCTTCTTTGTTCATCGCATGGATGTTGGGGCACTTCCCTGAGGAGTCGGTTATGCGTAACTGCTGCTCCGATACCTTGTATAATAAGCTATCCTATGATACGCGCGACATTGTCCGGTCGTCCCGCTTTAAAGAAGTCTTTCCTGATGTAAAGCTACGTGGCGATAAACAGAATGTGCATGGTTGGAGCTTGGATGCTGCCCGGCAGGTGAGTTACTTCGGGGCTGGTGTAGGCGGTACGGTAATCGGTTTCGGTGCGTCTATGTTGGCCATGACCGACGACTTGTATAAGAGTTTGGAAGATGCACTATCTGACACCAATAACGAAAAGGTCTGGTCTTGGAAGCAGGGAACACATGATTCCCGTATCGAGGGAAACTGTTGTTCAATCGACATCGGTACCCGCTGGTCGGCTACGGACGTTCTTGGTCGTATGGAGGAAATGGGGAAGTATGACGAGATTATCCGTATCGCAGCCCTGGATGAGAACGACCGCTCTTTTTGTGAGGATGTACATACGACAGAGTATTACCATGAACTACGAGAGGAAACGGACGATTCCATCTGGTGTGCCGAGTATATGCAGGAACCGATCGAGGCTATTGGGTTGTTGTTCCCAAAATCAGAATTGAACCGCTTCAAGCTGGCAGATATCGAAGGTAAACAGCCGGATGGCGTGATCGGTGCTACCGATGTGGCCGACGAAGGAGACGACGATTTTTGTGCACCGATTGCCAATGTATTCGGTACAAAGTATTTCATTACCGATGTCCTGTTTACGAAAGACAATGTCGAGATTACCGAACCGAAGTTAGTTTCCTTAATTCTTGACACCCGCTGCGACAATATGCGTATCGAAAGCAACAACGGCGGACGCTTATTCGCTCTCAATGTCCGTAAGGCTGTAAAGGCAAAGAATGAGAAATGTATCATTCAGGCGAAATCGACAACTGCCAACAAGGAAACACGTATCTTGCTGAAGTCTGGTTGGATTAAGAAATATTGCTATTTCCTCGAAGAAAGTGAGTATAAGAAAGGTTCGGATTACGATCGGTTTATGAAAGCGCTTACTGGCTACAAGAAAGAGGGAGGCAACAAGCATGACGATGCGCCAGACGGCATGACGATCCTTGCCGAGAATGTAGAGTTCATCGGGTTATGTAAGGCTAACTCTGTACGTCGGGTAGCAAAAGGACGATAAGTGGCAAAATGAAAGTGTTTTTCTGATATTTGTGACACGTGTTAGATAAAACCCCGATATTTTTCTACCACATACTTGCGTTTTGATATATGTTTTCGGTTTTTACATTTCAAAGTAAACTTGTTTAGACTGGCCGTATTGATAGCGAAAAACTATTTGCTTTTATATTTTAGCATAAAACAATCATGCC